CAGACCGCCGGCGCATCGCGCGTCTGCGTAGGAGCCACTGCGGTGCCGCCCTCGGAGCCATCCCTTTCCCCGTGGCCGCCACTGGGCGCGTTCTAGGCGCGACATCGGAGGTCAGGGCTGGGCACGTGGGCCTGATCTGTAGCCGATGCAGGATGGTGACCGAGTTCGAGGTGATGGCCCCGAAGGAAGAGGCAGTCGCGTGATAGAAGTCAACGTCACTTTCGACGCGTCCGATGTGGACCGCATGATCCGGTGGCTGTACGCCGACCAGATCCCCTTCGCCACATCCCGAGCTATCAATGCGGTGGCGAAGAAGGCGCAGGCTGAGACCCGGCAGCGGATCCAGAACGTCTTCGAGATCCGGAACCGCCTCTTCGCTACCCGCGCTATCAAGATCAAGCCATTCGCATCGAAGCGGCGGCTATGGGCCGAGCTTAAGGTTGAGCCGCCAGGTGGACCGTCCAGGGCCGACATCTTTGCCAAGTTCGAGACCGGAGGCGTGAAGCGGCCGCGCGGTCAGAGGCTGGCGGTCCCTACGGATGAGGTGAAGAGACTGAAGAGTGGAAGAATCTCCAAGAAGCATCGACTGAGAGAGTTGGACTTCCAACCTCACGGCCATCGGGGCGTGTTCAAGACGAAGGGAACGGGCGTGTTCGTCGGCAAGAAGCGGACGATCATGATCAAGAAGTCCGGAGGCCGCGGCGTCGTGCTGCAGCGGGTGGGCCGGGGCAAGAACAGCCAACTGAGGTTGTTGTACACCTTCATCCCGCAGGCACGCATCGACGACCGCCTTGAGTTCGAGAAGACTGTGAAGGATGTGGTGAGCCGGGACTGGGAGCGGGAGATGCGGGATGCGTTTGCCGACGCTGTCAGGACGGCCCGATGACCAGGCTGGGGCGGGGCTGCCACCCCGGCAGGTGTCCGAAAATGGGACGGGTCCTTTCGACACACCCCCTCTCACGGGTAACGCGCGACGGCAACAGTTATCCACAGTTGCAGGGCCTGAAATGTTGATTGCCGGTACCGGTGATGGCCGCTGCCGCTGAGAGGACGGAGGCGCTCTCCCAGAAGGAACTCGCCGATCGCCTGAACGTTTCCCCCCGCCAGGTGCGCAACCTCACCAACGAAGGGGTCATCAGCAGGCGCAGAGACGGCTCGTACCCGTGGCCGAAGGCGCACCAGGAGTGGATCGCGTTCAAGATGACCGAGCGCGAGCGCCGGTACTCGAAGGACAAGCTCAACCTTACCGAGGAGCAGGCGCGCCACACCGCCATCAAGGCGGAGATAGCCGAGCTGGACCTGGCGGAGCGCCGGGGCGAGCTCGTCCACGTGGAGGACTCGACTAGGCTCGTCCGCGCCGCGCTCGAGGCAGTGGACGCGAGCCTGAAGACGGCACCATCCCGGTACGCCCAGGACCTCGCCGCCGCGGTGAAGGTGCCGACCGCACGTGCTCTCCGCCTCCTGGAGGACATCATCGAGAACGTGCGCGGCGATCTTCGCAACGCTCGAAGGGATGGGGATGACGACGACGGCGCTGAAGCCGCGTAGTGCCCCCGAGGCGATCGAGCGCCACGAGGAGCTGCTCGATGAGCTCTTCGAGGACGTCTTCCGGCCGAAGCCACGGCTGAAGGTTTCCGAGTGGGCCGCCCGGCACCGGATAATCTCCCCGGATGCGGGCGCCGCCATGCCCGGTCCTTGGCGTAACGAGATGACACCGTACCTGGTTGACATCATGGACGCCCTCTCGGATCCGGAGGTCACCGACATGGTGATCATGAAAAGCGTCCGGGTCGGGTTCACAGAGGGTGTGATTGGGAATGGGGTTGGCTACTTCGTCGACCAGGAGCCTTCGCCGATCATCGTCGTGCAGCCCACCGAAACGGACGCGAAGGACTGGAGCAAGACACAGCTCCAGCCGATGCTCCGCGACATGCCGACGCTCGGCCGGCGGTTCTCATCCTCGGGGAGCCGGGACCCAGAGAATACACTGCTCGACAAGCGCTTCACTGGAGGCTACCTGAAGATTCGTGGAGCCCACTCGCCGAAAGCGGCTCGCCGCATTACCGGCCGGGTCATCTTTATCGATGAACGCAGCGCCATGCTACCGACGGCGGACGGAGATGCGGTAAAGCTGTTCGAGTCCCGTGCCGACACGTTTCCCAACCGAAAGATCGTTCGCGGTTCCACGCCCACCGACGTCAAGCGGTGCCGCATCACTCCGGAGTTCCAGCGGAGCGATCAGCGCTATTGGAACGTGCCGTGTCCCCACTGCGGACACGAGCAAACCCTGCGGTGGGGTGGCCCCGAGGCGACGCACGGCATCAAGTGGGACAGGGTTGTGCGTTGCGCTGGCTGCAGGATTGAGCTCGAGAACGACGAGGCGGCCTGCCCGGACTGCGGCGGCACCGACCGCGAAGTGATCCACGACCCGGATTCCGCCTACTACCTGTGCGAGAAGAATGGCTGCGTCATTCATGAGCACGAGAAAACCGCGATGGTCCGGGCGGGGCGGTGGGTGCCGACCAAGTCGGAGTCCCGGATTCCGGGATGGCACATCAATGCGCTGATCTCGCTGATCTCAGCGAAGGCGGCATGGCCGAGCCTGGTCCGTGAGTGGCTTTCGGCGCAGGGGAACCCAGAGGAGCTCCAGGTCTTCGTCAACAACGTTCTCGGCGAGCCGTGGGAGGAAAAGGGACAGAAAGTCGACCTGACGAAGATCAAAGACCGCGGGGAAATCTGGCCTGGCAGAGACGGCAAGCGGGTCGAGGTCCCCGAAGGGGTGGGAGTGCTCCTGGCCTCGGTCGACGTCCAGAAGGCATGGCTGGAGGTGCTCGTCCGCGGCTGGGGCGCCGGTGAGGAGAGCTGGGGTGTTTTCCACCAACGAATCCACCGACACACCGACACGCCGGAGGCCTGGGCAGAGCTCGACGCGATCCGCTTGAAGGCTTTCCGTCACGCCGCGGGCGGCACAATGCGTATCACAGCGATGGCTGTGGACGTCGGCTACGGTGTAGCAGTGTACCCATGGGTGAAAGCGCGCGAAGCCCAAAGCGTTTACGCGGTTAAGGGTAGAGCCGGCGATCGTCCACCCATCAGCCGCGGGTCGAAGGCCAACAAAGATGGTGTGATCACCTACACACTCGGTGTAGACGGATTGAAGGACCGTCTCTTCCGGCGGCTGCAGATCCAACCAGCGGCCGTGGGGGATCGGGTGGTACCGGGGCTCATGCACTTCGCTGCGCCATGGCAGGAAAAGTTCAATGGCTTCGACGGGGAGTACTTCGATCAGTTCGGCCGGGAGAAGAAGGTGCGGAAGCGCCACCGCAACGGCACCATCAGTTACGAGTACGTGGCCACTGGCAGAAACGAGGCCGTCGACCTAGAGGTCTACAACCTCGGCGCGTTCTACATGCTGTCCGCCGCCATCCGGGACCAACTCGGCATGATCGCCAGCAACATCACGAGCCGGGGGGAGGGCCATCAGGACCCCGGCCCGGGGCGTCGAATCGTGCGCCGCCGCCGCGGCCGTGTGCACGGCGCCTCTTGACAGTCAAAGAGCACGCGGCCTAGCTTTCATTCGGGCGGACCACGCCCGCCGACAATATGATCGGCCCAGATTGGGCCCTGGATCTTCGCGACAACGCGGAGTCCGGGGCCCTTTTTCTGTTTACGGGGGCTCGTGCCGAAGACCTACGCGGAGCAGTTGGACGACGTTCAAGCCGCCATCGAGGCAATCGAGCTCGGTGAGCAGTCATTCGTATTGAACGGCCGGGGCGTCACGCGAGCCAACCTCGATGATCTCTACGAGCGCGAGGAGCGCCTCCGTCGCAAGGTCGGCAAGCTGGCACGCGGCGGCATCCTCGCGCGGCAAGTGGCCCGAGGTGGCTGAGGCTCCAAGGTTGTCGGTGCCGGCGTCTGGCCAGTTGAACGCCGTCGATCGTGTGGTGTCCTGGTTCCGCCCGCAGGCGGGCGTGGACCGGCTTCGTGCCCGCACCCAGCTAGCGCTGGCCAGCTCCCGCATCGCCTACACCGGCGCCCGTCGGGATCGGGCGCAGACCCGCAATTGGCGGCCGCCGCCCGGCTCCGCCGACTCGCATGTCCTGCCGGCGATTGCCGACCTCCGCGACCGCTCCCGAGACCTTACCCGGAATGCGCCGCTCGCCGTGGGTGCGATGAATGCCGCGCTGACCGAAACAGTGGGCGTTGGCTTCACCGTGAAGGCCGCGATCGACGGCACCCTCCTCGGCCTTTCGGACGACGAGGCAGACGCGTGGGAGCGGCGTGCCGAGAGGATTTTCCGGACGCTGGCCCGCACACGGCAACTGGACGTGACGCGTCGACTCACCTTCGCAGCCCAGACGTACCAGCTTGTCTGGAGCACGCTGGAGGCGGGCGACACGCTGGTTGTGCGGCGGGCCTCCAGGCGGAAGGGCGAACTACTCTCCACGAAATTCCAGTTCGTCGAGGCGGACCGGGTGAGTAACCGGGATGATGCGCCGGATACGCGCCGCAGTGTGGCAGGGGTCGAGTTCGACGGCGAGGGCGTCCCCCTTCGGTATTCCGTCCGGAATACTCATCCCGACGATCACCGCTGGCAGGAGGCCCTCGACGCCTCGTGGACCGCCGTGCCCGCATACGGCAAAAGCGGACAGCGGATCTCCTGGCTCTTCATGCGCCAGATGCGGCCTGACCAGACACGGGGTGTGCCATGGCTCGCCCCGGTGGTCGAGGCACTGAAGGAGATCGCGGAATACGGCGCGAACGAACTCGCCGCCTCGGTTGTGAACTCCCTCTTCTCCGTCATCGTGAAGACCGACATCGGTGATGAGGAGACAAGCCGAATCGTCCAGGCCGCGGAGGCGGGGACGCCGAAGCCCACAGCGCCCGACCTTGACCTGCGCTCGGGACTCGTGCTCGAGGCCGACCCCACAGATGTCTTCGAGTTCGTGGACCCCAAGCGCCCGAACGTCAGCTTCGAGCAGTTCGTTCTCGCCTGGGTCCGCCAGATCGGTTCGGCGCTCGGGATCCCGTATGAAGTCCTGATCCGCCACTTCAGCTCAAGCTTCTCGGCCAGCCAGGCCGCGATGCTGGAGGCCTACCGCTTTTTCATGGTCTGGCAGCAGTGGGTGGTCGACGACTGGTGCCAGCCAGCCTACGAGCTCGTGGTCTACGAAGCAGTCACGACCGGCCTCCTAGAGGCACCTGGATTCCTCGACGACGCCCTCATCCGCCAGGCATGGCTCGGCACAAAGTGGATTGGCCCGCGCCGGGGCGTGATCCGTCCGGATATGGAGGTCCAGGCGGCCGCCCAGGGCGTGCGTGAGGGCTTCACCACCATTGAGGACGAGGCCGCCCGGCTCTATGGCGGCGATTTCGAGAAGATCCATGAGCAGCGGGCCCGAGAGATCCGGCTGCGTCGTGAGGCCGGCCTAGATATCGAGCCGGTAGGTGAGCGGGTGCTCGTGGAGTCGGCTGAGGATCCCTTCGAGGAGGGCACGAAGTGAAGCGACGCGTCTTCGAGTATGTCGCAGCCACACCGTGGTTCATCACGGAGGAGTGGCTGCGTTTCGTCGCATCGGTCGCCTACGAGGGGACGGACGACGATCTGAAGGATCTGCTCCAGCCGCGAGCGGCCGTCCAGCGCTTCGATGGCGAGCCGCTCGCGGAGGACAGCGCGGTCACGGTGCGGGATGGGATCGGCATCCTCACGATCACGGGGCCGCTGATGAAGCGCGGCGGCTTCTTCCGCAGATCCAGCGGACTCGCCGACTACGAATCCATCGGACGTGAGGCGGCGGCGATCCGGGACGCGGGCCTCCGCGCAACCGTGCTGGACATCGACTCGCCGGGCGGTGAAGTCCACGGCGTCGACGAGGCAGGCGAAGCGCTCTTCGATCTCCGCCAAGCCATGCCTGTGATCTCGCACGTAGGCGGCACGGGAGCCTCGGCCGGTTACTGGCTGGCTGCCGCGGCCCACGTGATCGTGGCGACCGAGCTGGCGTTCCTCGGCTCGATCGGCGCACGCATCATGATCCGTGATGCCCGCCGAGCCCTGGAGAAGGCAGGGATCGACACCTACGACATCGTATCTAGCCAGTCGCCGAACAAGGTCATCGATCCCGCGAAGGAGGAAGGGCGCTCCGCGCTTCAGGCCCTGGTCGATGAGCTGGCGCACCAGTTCATCGGAACGGTGGCCCGCTATCGGGACACGACGCCATCCGCCATCACCGAACAGTACGGCCAGGGCGGAATCCTGGTCGGTCGGCACGCCCTCCGTGCGGGTCTGATCGATCGGCTCGGCAGCTTCGAGTCGGCGTTCGCCCTTGCGGACGAACGCTCCCGCTCCTTCCAGAGCGGCGGCCCGGCGCCCGCTGGGCATCTATCCCTTCCCACCAACATGGAGGACTCCATGAGCAGCGGGACCCCGGCGGGCACGTCGGAAACCCCCGACGTCGCCACCGCTACCGCCGACGCCGCTCCGGCGCCGGAACCCGCGGCACCTGCCGCGGCCGCCGACGAGCCGAACCCGGCGGACGACGATGAAGAGGAGGACGAGGAGATGAGCGAGAAGTCGAAGGAGCCGCCCGCCGCGGCGGTGGACGTAGGGAAGGTCCGCTCCGAGGCCGTTGCAGCGGAGCGCGCAAGGATCCTGGCGATCAACGATCTGGTGGATCCCTCGCAGAAGGAACTCGCCGCGCAGCTCGTGCAGGACGGCGTGGAGCCCGGCGAGGCCGCCATGAAGATCCTGAAGGATCAGAAGGCTCGCCGCAGCGCGGCCGGCGAGAACTTTCGCGCCGAAGCCGAGGCCGTCAAGGTCGAAGCAGCGCCGAGCGCTGCAGGCGACGCTGGTCAGGCGGAGGACACGGCCTGGAACCGCGCGGTGGCGAAGGCGCGCGGGCTCATGAAGGACGATTCGAACCTCAGCTTCGAGGCGGCCCTGGACAAGGTGTTCGCGGCCGACTCCAAGCTCCAGAGCGAGTACCTCGCGGAGGTGAAGTAACATGGCCAACGAGGGACGGCAGGACACGTGGGCCTTCGAGGCCGGGGCGGATCTCACCGCCCATCAGTACCGTGCGGTCAAGGTCGACGCCGCGGGCAAGATCGTGGCGGCGGCCGCTGGCGAGCGCGCCTTCATCCTGGTCGACACCCCCGACTCCGGTGAGTGGGGGACGGTGGTCGTCGGCGGCGTCACGAAGGCCGCGGTCGGTGCGGCCGTCGCCCCAATGGACCCACTCACGCCGGACGCGAACGGGGAGTTGATCCCCGCGGCCGCGGGGGAGGACGCCATCGTGGCCGTCGCGCTCACCGCCGCGACCAACGCGGACGAGCTGGTGACGGTTGTGGCCACGCAGGCCACTCAGTACGTGCCGGTGTGAATCGGCGCTGAGCGAACCTACAACACGGAGTTAACACCATGCCTCAGCCGACTCCACGGCAGGTCCATGTGGACCGCTTCCTCACGAACCTCTCCGTGTCGTTCGCGCAGTCGCGGTCAGCGTTCGTGGCGGATCAGGTTTTCCCCATCGTGCCGGTCCAGAAGCAGTCGGACCTGTACGCCGTCTATCCTCGCGGCTTCTTCAACCGCGACCAGATGCGTGTCCGTCCACTCGGCGGGCGGGCTCAAGTGGCCGGCTACGAGGTCGCACAGCAGCAGTACAGGGCGGAAGAGTGGGCGCTCGCTCACCCGATCGACGATCGCGTCCGCGCGAACGCCGATCAGCCGCTCGATCCGGACCGCGCCGCCATGCGGTTCCTCACGAGCCAGTGCCTGATCCGGCGCGACCGGCTCTGGGGTTCCAGCTACTTCACCACGGGCAAGTGGTCGACGGACCTGACCGGCGTGGCCGCCGATCCGGACGCCACCGAATTCCTGCAGCTGGACCAATCCGGCTCGGCGCCGATCCGGCTGTTCAAGGAGAAGAAGGCAGCGGTGCGCGGAGACACCGGCCTGACGCCCAACACTCTGGTCCTCGGGAGCCAGGCGTTCCTCGAGCTGACCGAGCACGACGATGTGCTCGACCGGATCGAACACACGAGCCGGCAGGTCGTGACCCGGGACATCCTGGCCAGCCTGATCTTCGACGACGACCCATCGGGCCGGGTCATCGTGGCGGGCGGGATCGTGAACTCGGCCGTCGAGGGCGCCGACGACGATCACGATTACATCCTCGGCTCCAAGGACGCACTTCTGGTCTACCGCAACCCGGAACCGCGCCCGACGATCGAGGAGGTGTCGGGCGGCTACACCTTCGCATGGACCGGGCTCCTGCCTGGCGAGACCAACGCCTTCGGCGGCGTGATCGAGCGCATGCGGGACGACCAGGCGCACTCGGATCACATCGAGATCCGTGCGGCCTTCGACCTCGGTATGGTTGCGGCCGACCTCGGCGTGTTCTTCGACGCCCTGGTGCCCTGATGTACCAAGCGCTTCGGCGCCTGAGGATCGGTAAGGGGTTCGTCGAAGCTGGCGAACCCCTTACCGAGAAGCAGCTCCGGGGTCGGAACATCCGGGGCATGCTTCGGCGCGAGGAGATCATGCTGGTCGAGAACGGCGTCCCCTACGTCGGGCGTCGCGGTAAGCCGTCAGCCCAGGCTGGCCGACGGACTGCCAGGGCCGCTGCAGCCGACGAAGCGTTGGATGGCGGCGCTTCGTCGAAGGACGGAGACCTCGATGAGGACCTCGATGAGGACCTCGATGAGGACCTCGATGAGGACCTCGATGAGAGCATCGAGGAGGAAGGTGAGGAGGAGGAAGGCGGTGAGGACGGCGATCTCGTGGAGGTCTCCGCGATTCCTACCGAGTTGCCCGACGATTTCCCTGGTATCGAGGCACTCAAGGAAACCGGCGTTTTCACCTTCGAGGACCTCGCCGGAGTCGAGAGTCTGACCGCCATCCACGGGATCGGTGAGAGGACGGCCATCGCCATCCGGCAGGCTCTCGCCGAGCGCGAGTAGCGCGTGCTCGAAACAGCCTCTCAGCTGGAGAGCCGCTACCGGGCGAGTGGCGGCGTCGAGGTGACCCTCGGCGCCGTCACGACCTGGGGCCATTTCGACGAGGACGACGCCGTGGAGGGCGATGACTTCGAGGTGGTGGTGGCCGGCCCACGCGTCACGGTCGCCTCGGGGATCTTCCCCGCGATCGCCCGCGGCGCCGGGATCACGGTGGACGGTGAAGCCTTCAAGATCGTCGAGCCGCTCCGGATCCGTGGCGGCGCTGAGACGCTCATCCGCCTGGCGAGCAGCTGATGGCATCGCGCCGTGAGCTGGCGGTGCAGGCAGCGAAGGCGCTGCTCGAGGCTGGTGGTGGCCCTGCGGGATTGGGTATGCACCGATCGCCCGCCCGGTCGCTCGAACTCGACGAGCTGCCCGCCGGAGCCCTCTACGTCGTCGAGGAGACGGTCTCGCTGGAGAATATCCAGCCCCAGGTCGAGCGGTCGTTCCTCCTGGTGATCCAGTGGCGGGTGGAGATGGATCCGTTCACCGAGAGCCCTGACGAGGCGCTGGATCCGCTGCTGGCCTGGGGCACGAAGCAGCTCGCCGGCAGCGACCTGGGCGGCATCCTCATCGAGGGCGCTGCCGAGGTGAAGATCGAATGGGAGGTGGCCGAAGCCGGAGAGAAGACCGTTGCCCGCGCCGGCCAGCAGTTCCTTTGCCGCTACTACACGCACCAGTCCGACATGGAGGACGCGGGATGAGCGAGAAGAAGACAGCCGCCAAGCAAACGGCCGAGAAAGATAAGGTGCCGCCCGCGAACAAGCAGGCGGACACGCCCGAGGCGCCGAAGGAGAAGCAGCGGATCCGCACCGCGCACCGTGCCCACGGCCTGACGGTGGACGGGGATCTCGTGACGCCCGAGTCGCCCAAGAGGAAGAACACCATCTACCCGGATCGGGAGGCGTAGGCCATGACCTACCCGAAGAACAGCCGCGCGACGCTGATCGCTGCGAAA